ATGCAGAAAAATCTTTTAGATGAATTGTATTACGACCGTGAACTTTCGGTGCGGTGTATCAAAATAAGTCAACCAATGGGAGAATTTTATGTTGGCTGCATAAATAGCAAGGACCTAAAGGAAATAACAATTTCCGATGTTAGACGCATGGAGGGAGAAAGAGGGTTTGAAAGCTATCTAGGAATACAACGCCCCCTAAGCCAAGATCGCGTAAAGAAGATTTCCGCCTATACCAAGACGGTGGACGCATGTTTTCCAACAGCAGTTTTACTTTCAGTTAAAGGACGGTGCGCAGAATTCGACCCTGTTACCAGCCAACTAAAACTGAAGCCCTACAGAGCGGCCGACGATGACATTTACGAAAGTGTTCCTTATACGCAACTTGCTAATGTCATTGATGGCCAGCATCGAATTGCTGGCTTAGCAGATTATGACAAAGATGACTTTGAAATAAATGTTTCTATATTTGTGGATATAGATGTTTCCTCTGAGGCCTATCTCTTTTCCACTGTCAACCTTGCCCAAACCAAGGTTAACAAGAGCCTTGTGTATGACCTTTACGATCTTGCAACGAAGAAAAGCCCTCAGAAGCTTTGCCATGAAATAGCAGTAGCTCTTGAGAAGGAGCCTACTAGCCCGTTCCACTGCCGAATTAAACGCCTTGGGGGGGCAGAGGCGCACAACTTACCGGGAAGTATTACGCAGGCTGCATTTGTTCAAGCACTGATGCGATATATATCATCCGACCCCATGCGGGATCGCGACAGCTATATGCGAGGTCGGACGCCAGCACTAGCCGATGGGGACCTGAACAAACTGATCTTCAGAAAGTTTATGATCGATGATCGAAGCTTTGATCTGACCGACATTATCTGGGATTATTTTGAAGCTGTATCTAAGCGATGGCCAGATGCCTGGAATACGCCTGACAAAGGAATAATACTTAGCAAGACAAATGGCTTCATGGCATTAATGCGGCTACTGCGTGAAGTTTATCTATGGCTAAATAAAGAAAAACCAGATATAGACGACTTTGAAAGAGTTTTCTCCCGAGTAAATATGGAGGACCAAGACTTCAATACTGACACTTACAAGCCCGGCTCCAGTGGCGAGTCAGCACTGTACCGGGACTTCTTGAGACACTTGAATTTAGCTTGAATTATTACCAACTTTTAATAGCGAGTTCCTGGTATATACCACGGAACTCACTTTTCCCTGCCAAAACGTTACTGCGTGACAGCACGACCTGTTCAAAATCGCCGTACAGATGCGCAATGGATTCGTGGTTGGCGTTCAAGATTAGAATCTTTGCGCCTCGATTGGCCGCACGCTCCACCGCATGCTTTAAACGAACCTGATCTTCCCAGCAAAACAAATCCTCATTGTATTTTATAAAACCGTTAAAGTTATGCTTGACGGTATAGGGAGGATCGACAAATATGAAGTCTCCTTCTTCTGCCTCATCAATACTGCTCTCAAAATCAGAAACTTTCAGCTCTGCATCCTGAAGCAGTTTAGCTACAGATGGGAAGATATCAGCATCCATCAATACGTTAGACTTCGTACCGATAGGCACGTTAAACTGCCCCTTCAAATTAACCCGATACAAACCATTCCAACACGTACGATTTAGATATAGCATGCGAGCTGCACCCGCGATACTGTTCTCAGGAACCAGAGACCTAACTTTATAATAGTACTCCTTACTGTGCCTTAGCTGATGCACTTTAAGCTCGTCGAGAACAGCCTCCCAGTCAGACTTTACTGCAGCATATAAATTTATAAGCTCAGCATTAACATCTGATAGCAACGCGACTTTAGGTTGCATGTGAAAAAATACTGCTGCGCCGCCAAGAAACGGTTCAATATAGCGATTATAATCCGCAGGAAATAGACCCGATGCTTTGCGTACCAACCATCTTTTTCCGCCAGCCCATTTAACTATTGGTTGAAGCTCCATATTTACTCTCGACTGCGGCACATCCGGTGGCGTAGCTTAGCCGGCGGCCTTCGTCAAGTCCAGCTTAGTCTGTCTCTGCATATGGTTTACAAGCAGTTCCAGAAAAGGGCAGATATATTTCCTGGACAGATCGACACTTCCACTCCCTGCCCCTCCTTGGCTCGGCCGGCAGGATGGCTGCTGCGCGCCGGAGGTCATTCCAGAACGGCGCAAACGTGCTTTCTGAAAAGCGGAATCCCGTATACCGTGTTTTCCCGAACTGCCTATCTGGCGGTCAAGCTTCAGGGTCCACTTGCTTTTCAGCCGAATGGCCAGCATTTCATAGCCTTGATGAAAACGAATAGTGTCCCCCCAAAAAAGCCGGCCCGCAGGCCGGCATGACAAGTTACATCCCGACGAACAAACCGCCGAGGGCGGCAGGCTCCCAGTTCATGATCACCAGCTCGCCAGTGACCTCGGCCGAGCCTTGTCGCTGGTTGGTGTTGCTGTAGCGGATATCCAGGCGCTCAATATGGAAGCCTTCGAACACCCGGCGGATATCTGGATGGTCATTGATGCTGACCATTACCTTCCCCTTGCAGCGGCGCATGAAGTCGGCCATCCGCTCGTACTCTTCGAACGGGAAGTCCACGCCGTAGCCCTCGGTCTGCCAGTACGGCGGGTCCATGTAATGAAAGGTGTGCGGGCGATCGTAGCGCTCAACGCACTCAAGCCACGGCAGATTCTCAACATAGGTTCCCGCCAGCCGCTGCCATGCAGCTGACAGGTTTTCCTCGATGCGCAGGAGGTTGACGGCCGGGCCTGTTGTCGCGGTGCCGAACGTTTGCCCGCTGACCTTACCGCCGAAAGCATGGTGCTGCAGGTAGAAGAAACGAGCGGCCCTCTGAATGTCGGTCAACGTCTCTGGTCGTGTCATCTTCTGCCACTCGAATACCTGACGCGACGAGATCGCCCACTTGAACTGGCGCACGAACTCCTCGAGGTGATGCTTCACTACCCGATAGAGGCACACGACATCGCCGTTCAAGTCGTTCAGCACCTCAGTCTGAGCAGGAACTGGACGCAGAAAATACAACGCCGCACCACCGGCGAAGGCCTCGACATAGCATTCATGGGGCGGGAAGAGAGGGATGAGACGGTCGGCAAGGCGCCGCTTTCCGCCCATCCAGGGGAAAACAGGACTGGTCATATTGCAAGCCTTTACTGTATGAATAAACAGGTGTTAGGCTCCGCTCGCTTCGTGCACGAGGCAGGAGCCTGGGCTGGGCTTGCAGGGTAGGTCTGCAGGTTCAGCGACCGCGACGATGTGACAGCACCGTTGCGGTCGCTCCTTCTATTTGCACGCCGCCACGGCGGCCTTCAGTTCCTCCTCGTATCCGATCCTCTGCCGGCGTTCCGCAAGCAACGCGCGCACCTTCACTTGCAGGTCGTCGTCTCTCCGCAGCCCCGCCGTGGCCCACGCCGGCTCTGCTATATCAGGTGCACGACACGGCACCTCAATAGGCACTTCCACGCGCACCGGTCGCGGCTCAGGCTCGACTTGGCCGGCGCATCCCGCCAGCGCAACCATCACCAGCATTAGCACCACCCTCATAGACCCAGCTCCTGATCAATGACCGCATCGGCAGCCGCGCACTGCTCGCCGGCGGTCCGCTGGCTCAGCAGGTGTTGTGCCGCGGCATACTGCTCGGCGGCCTGCTGCCGGCCCCGCCCCATCGCCTGCGCGGCATCCCGGGACCGCTGTTCGCCAGCCTGACGCAGCGCGGCGACCTGCCGGACCTGCTCCGCCACTGCGTCCTCCAGGCCGCCCCTGGCGGCGCGGCAGGCGACCAGATCCGCCAGCGCAGCATCGAGCTGCGGCCGGTAGTGCCGCGCGCCGAGCCAGCCACCGCCGGCGGCGCCGAGGCCGACCAGTAGCAGGCAGGCCAGCGCGATCGAAATCAAGCGGGCCGAGATCACGACAGCACCGCCTTGGCGCGCTCCCACAGCGCCAGGCGCTCCGCCTGGCCATTCAGGCCGCCGTTGATCCGGCGGGTGATGGCAGCGAACTCGCCCCGGCCGGCCAACTCGTTGAGGCCGTGCGTCGACCACCACCAGGCCGCTGATAGTGCTGCGAATTCCGGCTGCTCGAGCAACTCTGGTTCCTGCTCCAGCGGCTGGCCCAGTCCGGCGCCGGCAGCGCGGTAGTTCGCCCGGCCGGTGAACTGCAGCAGCCCGCGCCCGCGGTACCGCCAGCCGTCGCCGGACGCCTCGTCTCCGTTGCCGTTCCGCGAGGCATAGGTGTTGTTCGCGATAGCCTGCGGATGCCGCGCCAGGTTCAGAGCCAGAGCGTTCGGGTTGCCGTCGGCACCGCGGTACCGGCTCGGCCAAGTCGCAGCCAGGCCACGGGCGCTGTAGTTGAGGTTCTCCACCAGCCGGGTCAACTGGGCGCTCTCGTGCCCGATCTGCGCCAGGAACGCCGCCGCACGCACCGGCGACGTGATACCGAAGCGAGTCATCCCGCGGTTCAGCGCACCAACAAAAACGCCGGCTTGCGGGCCGGCGTTCGGAAATATCTGCAGCAGCTGCTGCTCGGTAATCAGCATCGGTTCTCTCCAGTAACGTTAATGCTCTGCTATCGGTAGGCGTGAAGGGGTTCCGGTTTGCTATCGTTCGCCTGCCAGGTAGGAGGCGAACCACGATGAATAAACGGATGTTGCCCGGGCTGCGCGCCCATGTTGATCAGCTCTTGCGCGATGGCTGGTGGATCTCCGCACGCGATCCGCTCACCTTGAAACGCGGGTCCGACCGCCTGCAGTGCCTGGACGGCATGCTGGTCGGATCGGCTCAGTCAAACCTCGATATCGAACTGGGGGAGCTGCGGCGCCGGCCCGGTCACCAGGCCATCGCTGATGAACGCCATCTGCCCGGCCGACACCGCCGTGCCCCGAGCCGCGATCACGACGTTGTTTCGCAGGCGGACGCGGCAGGTGCCGGCGCCCTCGTCGACATCGATCACCTCCCCCACCGTGCGCGCGCCGCCCGGTAAGAGCCCGATGAACCGACGCCAGGGGTTGACCGTCGCCATCAGGAGCCTCCCGGGTAGTGGCGCTCGATGCGCAGGGTCTGCCACACGCGGCTAGCCCCTACCCCCTCGGCCGAGATATCGGTGGCCAGGCAGAGCCCGCGCCAGGTCGCCTGTTCGTCCCTCACCTCGACCAGCATTCCAGGCTGCACCAGGCCCGGTACCCCATCATCCTTCTGGAACAGCGGGATACGGCGCGTCTCGATCGCCTGGTTACCGCCCTTCGACAGCTCGCAGATCCCGCGCGAGCGCGCCACCTCGGTGCCGGTCATCCAGTCCTCCATGACGTCGGGCGCCGGCTCCTCGCCGGCGGTACCGGCGCGCCGCACCTGCACGCTGACGCCGTAGCTGGTACCGCTGACGTAGACGAAATTCCATGCCGGCTGGGGACTCCACTCGCTGCCCCACTCGGCGACGATGGCGGCCGGGATGATCCGGTCGGGAATCGCGGTGTCCCAGTACCAGGTCGCCTCACGATACCGCGGCAGGATTGTCACCGAGTCGTCCATCAGGCCCGGCCGCACGATGCCGCCGGCGACCTCGGCCAACTTGACGATGACCTGCATCGGCGTCTGATCCTGATAGCTGAAGGCGCCGGCCGGCAGCGTCCAGTCCGGCGGCCCGATGTTCTCGACGTCCCAGGACACTGAAAAGCCGGTGTACTGCAACTGGTCGTCGACAACCTGACGTGCGTTCAGCGGCGCCGTGTTCACCGCGCTGCGCTTCGGCGCATAGGGCGCGTCCAGCAGTTGGGTGCGGCTCGCGCCGCTGATGGTGTAGCGCTCGCTCGGATGCTTGCCGCTGCCGCTGTAACGCTCGACCAGAAACCGCCAGGTCCAGCCGTTGATCTCCAGCTCTACTGTCTTCGGCCCGTTGGCATCCGGCGCCGCCAGGTCCAGCGAGGTGCGACCGAACAGGTCAGCCGAGAACGACCAGGCGAACGAGTCGATATCCAGGCCGATGCGAATGCTGGTCGCATCCAGCGGCGTGCGACTCGGCAGCACCACCAGGGTGACCGTGTTTCCTATCATGTAGGTCTCCAGTATCTCGGGCTCGGTGGGTGGATCTATCGGTACCACCGGCCCCGGATAGTCGGGGTAGACAATGCCCGTCGGCACCGGATCGGTCGGCCGCCCCCATGCCCAGGGAATCCGCCGCAACGCATCGAAGCGGGCCGGACTGCCGTAGCTGCTGCGCGCTCCGGCGTCCACCGGACGGATACCGCGGACCGGCGCCACGTAGCGGAAATCGAAGAACACGTCGGGCGTGTTCGCCGGGGTGTAGCGGGTCGGGCCGAAATTGAAGTCGAGCAGGCCGGTCGGGATGTAGAGACTGGCACGCCTCTCCGACAGCGCATCGCGGAAGCGGTCGAACTCGGCCGAGCGCCGCCAGCCGGGTGGACGGCCGGCGTCCTTGGGCGACGGGCGCGGGTTGTAGATCAGCGACAGGCGCCGATCACGCGGGCGCAGCGTCCGATCCCAGCCTAGCTCTCTCTCCACGTCCAGCACCCGGGTGCTGTCCCAAGCGCTGCGGGCTGCCGCGTTGCGCTGCTCGGCGTGCTCCCAGCCACTCCCCCAGCCCGCATCACGCACCGGTACACCGGACCAGCCACTGGCGCAACGCCGTGCCAGTGGTCGGCCGGAGCCCCACAGCCCGGCGCTATGCGCATCGGCAAGCACCAGGCGCTGCCAGCGCAGCGGGACGGCGCGCACGGAAAGCGGCGCCGCCCTCTGCCAGGGGGCGCCGAAACTCGCATTGATCATAGAGCCTCGACAGGAAAGGGCCCGTGGCTGAGCGGGCGGTAGTAACGCGTCGCCTGCAGACGGGCCGTGCCGACCTGGCGGCTGGGGTTATCGCCCTCGATCGGCCACCACTCCGGCTCAGCCACCGGCAGTACCCCGGCCTCGGTCACCTCGTAGAGCCAGCCAGAGAAGATCGTCGGACGCACGCGCTGGCCCAGGCTGACGGCGAGACGCGGCTCGAACACCGCGCCCCAGTCATCCAGCCCCATTGCGTAAGTGGTCCCGCCGGCCGTCACCTCCAGGGCGATCTCGGCGCGCCCGGACTCGGCCGTCTGCCCCACGCCGGCCACCCGCCATTCGCCATCAAGCTTGCGCTCGATGACCACCACCCAGCGCGAGGCCGCACCGCCGTCGACCGTGACGACCGCTCGCACCTTCGCCGGGTCGGTCGGATCTCGACCGCCCGAGCCTTCGGTCAGGTCATAGGACAGCAGGCGCGTATCGGCATCGAGGACCGGCCAGCGAATGATCCCCAGGCGCGGGTCACCTTCGTCGGTGACCTGTATCACGAACTGTCCGCGCAGGCCCGATGCCTCGAAGCGCTGCACCGTCTCGCCCTCGTAGACCTGGAAGGTCGCCGTCATCGCGGTCGCGGTGACCACCGTCCCGCGATACAGCGTGGCGATCTTGCGCGCCGGAGTCTCCTCCCCTTCGCGGGTGACCTTCACGGCGAGGGTCTGGTAGATCGCCTGCCCGGCCCCCGACCAGGCGACTGCCACCGGCGGGCGAAGGGTCTTCGGCCCAATGCCGAACCGCTGCAGCCAGGTATCGGGCCGGATCTGGACCGGCGGCACCACCTGCAGCATCAGCGCGCTCATGCTGGCCACCACGCCGGATCCACAGACAGGAACCAGAGCCCCCAGCGGTCCATATGCACATGGTAGGTCTTGCCATCCATCTGGACTGCCTCCGCCACCGCCGTTGCGCCCAGGGACAACCCCAGCCGCTCCAGCAGGTGTCCGTGGCGGTAATGGCCCAAGATCGGGTCGAAACACACACCCTTCAGGCGGCCGACGTAGTTCGCACCATTCGTCACATAGGGCTGCTGCATCCGCCAATAGGGTGGATTCTCTCCCTCCGTCCGGTCGTAGTAGGTGCTCTGATACTGCATCTGGTCCATCAGCGCTCCCACGCTGGGACCGCCACCCTGGATGATCTCTCCCGAGCGCTGGTCACGCAGCGAACTGAAGCCACTCCCGAAGGACCAGTTTCGGCTGTACCCCGTTGTGTTCTGGTAACCCTGGGCACCGCCGACGGCAATAAACCCCTGAACGCCGGATGCGCCGCTGAAGCTCTCGTACTGCCCGACGTAGAGGCCGAGCTGGTACGCCTCGCTCGTGTTTTCGTAACCGGTGGATTGGAGGACGCAGAAGATGAACGTCTCGGCGTCCGCACAGATCTGCCAGTACGTCGCATGGTTCCAGTACATGTACCCCAGGTAGATGACATGAGCGTCATTGCTGGTGGGATTGGTGTCCGCCGACCAGGTACGTGACCGCGTATTGACGCCCTTTGGGAGCGGAGTGCTGATATCCAGCATGCCCTCATGCACATAGACTGCGATGTAGTCGTTGACGCTGCCGCTACCGGTTAAGTGCCTGTAGAACGTCACCTGCGCGCAGTTGGACGCCGGGGCCAGGGTGATGGCGGTGTCGAACTCGCTTACGACGGTCCACCCTGCCGGTGGCTTGTTGCCGTAGCCGTCGACCAGCGCCGCGCGCAGGTAGCTCTTGAACTTCTGGAACGGCGTCACCGCCGACGGGAAGAGCGCCGGCGGCGCGCCGGCGTCCCGATAGCTGTACTGTCGAGCGGTCATCAGTCCGCGTCTCCTCTGATCTGCAGGTGGAATTCATCGTCCTCGACGGTGCCCTTGCCACTCAGCACCGTCCGCACGATCCACATCGGCCCCAGGCACGAGTCGGTGTTGAAGCGCACCGCGTTGCCGGCCGCCCAGCCACTGCCCCAGCCTTCCTTGCGGATGGTGAAGTACGGCGTGTTCGTCTCCGGGTTGATCGGCGCCGTGTCGGTGGTGGTAGTGCCGTTGGCGATGACCCCCAGCTTCTCCTCCACCACGCTGAAACTGGTCGAGGAGTTGAACACCAGCGCCCACTTCGCATCGATCGCACCGCGGTTGGCGATCAGCGGCGGATAGGCGAGGCTGTTGTAGTTGGCGGTGGTCCCGTCGCCCTTGGGCTCGTCGGTCCAGTTCGGCGAGCCGATATCCCAGGTCCGCTGGGTGAACCAGTGGTGCAGCCGCGCCTGCAGGTCGCCCCAGCTCAGCGCACTGGACGCCAGCGTTTCGCCCGCCGGCAGATCCCAGGGCAGCGGCGAGGAGATTCCCAGCTCGCCGTTCACTTGGACCTCGGTGCAGAGGGTCATGTGCTCGACCCGGTCACGCACCACCAGCGGCAGGGTCAGCGGGTTGCCCTCGGCATCCTGCAGGACCAGCGGGTTGGCCCATGTCACCCGGCCGCGTTCTAGGTCGACGCTGTAGCCCGCCGAGGCCAGTTCCACCGCGTTGGCGTCCACCACCTTGATCTCGGCCTGCTGGTCGCGGCCGAGCTGCAGCACGCCGCCAGCTTGAGGACTCGGCACCGTGGTCTCGGCGGTATGGGCAACCACCATCACGTCGCCCTCGCGGAACACTGGCACCCGCCCGTCCGCCGGCAGTCGCACCGGGTCCAGGCCCAGCAGGGTTGCGTCCAGCGGCAGCGAGGTGAAGACGACCGCGTTGTAGCGCAGCAGCAGCGGAATCACCGGGATATCGCTGGCCCCAGTGGTGTCCTCCAGATTGCTGGTGAAGCGCAGCCGGACGATGCCGGTCACGATATCGACGCTACCCTTGATCACCGCGCCATTGAGCTTACCGTTCGCGTCCGCCGTGGTGGTCACGATCTGCGCGGTATCCAGGCGAACCGCCGTCACCTGCAGGCTCGCAGAACGCAGTGGCGCCCCCGGCGTGCGGAAGGTCATGCTGGTGACGCTGAAGCCGGCGTTGGTGGTCAGACAGGCCAGCAGCGTGACCGTCGGTGCCGCCCCCGAGCCATAGGTATTCAGCGTCGCGGTACGGCCGGCGTAGTCCACCGAGCCGACGGCGATGCCGGCGTTGGTGCTGCTGTTGATGTTCTTGTAGAGCACACCGGAGCGGTCGACGTAGACCTCGCCGGCCCAGGTGAACACCAGCGAGCCCGGCAGGATCGGCTCGGCCACACCAGGCAACAGGTCCAGGGTCACCGGAGCGACGGTCTGCGAATCGGTCTGCTCGCCGTACTCGACGCCGCGGCTCTGCGCGCGCACGCTCAGCGTGCCGCCGAACCCCTCCAGCAAGGTGGTATCGGTGGCCACCAGGCGCAGCTTCTTCATACCGAAGTTGTCGACCGTGTCGGTGTAGTAGGTGTACTCCTTGAACACGTAGTTGCCGGCCACCTTCAGGCTGAATTCGCCGGTCTCGTAGTTGATCGTCCCGGCGCGCCCGGCCCAGCCGCCGGCGGCGTCGTCGGTCACCGAGTTGTCCACGGTGATCTCCGATTCGAAGATCGGCAGCGCCCCGGTGCCCATGTCAGCACCGAGGGTCGGTGCCGCCTGGCGACGCTTGGTGATCCACGATAGGCGCATGCTGCCCGCCTTGAGCGGCGCCCCGGGGAGAGTGCCGATGCACATGCCGGTGCTGTCGGAGGTCACCGCCAGCGGGCTGTCGGTCACGCTGCCCTGCTCGTAGGTATGCACGATCCCACTCCCGGCATCCGGGGTGGCGCTCAATTCCATGCTGACCTTGCCGTCGGCATAGTTGATCTGGCCGCTGCCACCGGTACCGCTGAGCGAGCCGTTGCCGCTATCGAGCACGGTGCGCTCTACCCCGCCGACCTTGAACGTCGCCTTGTAGGAGCCGGGCAACAGCCCCTGGTGCGGCAACGTCCGGTTGATCCGTGCGCGCGCCTGCACGCTGGTGCCGGTGCGCTGGGTCAGCGCCGCATCGTTCTGCCCGACGTAGGCGTAGATCAGCGAACTCCCCACGTCCGGCAGCGCGCTCAGGGTGATGGATACCGAGCCGGTCGCGAAGTCCACCGTGCCGGTGCCTTCCCCGGCCAATTCGCCGTTGCCCTGGTCGCGGATCTCCTGCCATTTGCCCAGGGCGAGGAACGAGACCACCAGGGTGCCCGGCTGGGGCGGCGCTTCGGACAGCGACAGGGTGTAGACGAAGCCGCGGTTGCCCAGTTCGATAGGGATCTCCCCGGTCACCGCTTCGCCCGTCGCCGCCGCGGCAGGCTGGTAGGTGGCGCTCGCTGTCCCGCTCCAGCCGCTGCCGGAGGCCGCCATCTCGATTGCGCCGCTCTCGTAGTCGACGGTACCGCTGGCAATCCAGTTCGAACCGCTGATGTAGCGCAGGCCTCCCTTGCGGTCGTCGGCGAACACACCGCCGCCGGCGCTCAGCGACAGCGAACCCGGCGCGCAGCCGGTGCCGAGGAACGTCCGCGACCTGCCGCTGCCTATGTTCGCGACATTCAGGTTGACCGTCCGCGCCGGCCCGGCCGCAGCGAACAGGCGCCGCTGGTAGCCGGCCAGTTGGTCGACCAGCGCGTTTTCCCGGGTGGTACTGGGCACCAGTTGGGAATAGACCGACTTGACCCGCAGGCTCAGCGCGCCGCGGCTGACAGCCTCGGCCAGGGGGCTGATGCCGTAGTACCGCGCGGCATCGGCGACCTGGGTGCTGAGCACCTGGCTTTTCGGGCTGGTGGTGCCGCCTGGCGTCACCTGGCCGCCGGGGAAGGTCGCGCCCAGCGGCGCGCTGATCGACAGGTCCAGCCGGCGCCGGGTGAAGTTCACGAAGTTGCCGTTGCCGTAGTCGTGGGCGAACTGTTCGAGCCGCGCCTCGACGTCGGTGATGCGGACATACTGCGAGCGCGACTCGAACACCAACTGATAGACCTCGCCGATCTCGGGCAGCCGCTGTTCTTCGCGCTGCACGCAAGCGATGGCGCGCTGGCCCTGCAACTGGTTGCCCAGCAGTTCGAACGAGGCAGACACGGCCGGCACCACGAAGGACTCGATGGCGTTGCGCGCGTCGCGGCGCTCGTCGGTCTGGCTGCCGGTGTTGAACAGCAGCACCGAGACACGCGGATCGGCCGGCGCCCGCGTGACGATGGCATGAGCGCCCAGGTACGGCTCGGCGCTATTCGAGCTGATGCCGGCGAAGGCCTTGCGCAGGTTGATCCGGCCGATGGTCCGGTCCAGGCGCGAGATATCGGGAAATAGGTTGTTGATCTCGCGATCCACAACGGCCTGCCCGGTGGCACGGCCGCCGCCGTCGTCCTCATCGGTGAGGCGCTGGGATTTCAGCAGCTTTACATCATCGACGGTGATCGTCATGGAACACTCCAGCCAGAAAAGAAAACCCCGCCGAGGCGGGGTGTGGGATCAAGGGTCGGGGGTGGGCGGTGCCGAGGGCGGCGCTACGGTGAGCAGTCGCAACGTCACCAGGTAGTCGGCGTCCGGACCGGGGTTGACCTCGCGGAACAGCGGTTCGGCTTCCAGCGGCGCCCCTTCGGCGCGGTTGAAGATCACCGAGAATTCGCGGCCGTCTGGTAGCACCAGCGGCATGACCCGCAGGCGCTGGTCGCGCAGCACCTCCAGTTGCCGCACGACCCACAGCGGCGTCCATACCCCTCCCCCGGAGCGCAGTGTGATCGGGCGGCCATGCAGCTTGGTGCCTTCCTGCACCAGCAGCGCGCCGGTCAGGGAGCGTTCCTGCTCTTGTGCCACCGCATCCCAGGTGAACTCGTCCACCCATTCGAACTGGTCGCCCAGTTCCACCGCATCGAGCCTCATCGGCCGGTCCTCATGCTGGCCTGCTCGAGCACGCCGAGCAGGTTGGTTTCGTCCTGCTCGCTGGCCACCGCCACGTCAACGGCTCCCCGCGGCGTCTCGAAACGAACGACCCGGGGCGGAGGACTCGAAGCCGGCGGCGAGGCAGGCGGCGCCGCCGCGGCCTTGGCGGCGTTCTGCTCGTCCACCCGCTTCTGCTGCTCCTCTCTCTGCCGCTTGGCATCCGTCTCGGCCTGGATCTGCTGCAGGGTGGCCAGCGCCGTCATCAGGTTCTGTACCGCGTTCATGTCGCCGCTGCCCTGGGCCTCGGCCAGTTGCTGCTGCAACTCAGCCTTGCGGCTGTTGAACCGGCTGCGATCCACGGTCTCCTGCTCGCCGCGCAGCCCCGCCAGTTCCTCGCGCAGGCTGATCAGCGTCGACTTCGAGCCTTCCTTGAGCTGCTGGATCTTCTGATTGGCCGCCTCGATTGCGCTCTCCAGTTGCCGTATGTCCGAATCGTTCAGCAGGCTGAGGCCATTTCGAGCGCCCTTGGCCGCCGACACGAAGTCGCCCAGCTTCATGGTCCCGCGCTCATAGTCGTCCATCAGGCTCTGCAGGCTGCGCTTCTGCTCCAGGTACGCCGTCTGGATCTCCAGGCTGGCTCGCTGGGTATCCATCGCCCAGCGCCCGAAACCGCTCATGCCCACGCCCGACTCGGCCTTGATCCGGGCCAGTTGCTCGCTGACCTTGGCCAGCGAGCGCGACGTGGCGTCCAGGCTGCTGGTGTCGATGCTGAGATCGACGGTGGAGATCCCACGCATCGCGTCGAAGGCGTTCAGCGCTTCCTGGCTCAACTGCGCGACGCCCTGCCGCGCGGTGCTCAACACCCCACCGAAGAACCCTTCGAAGGCGCCCATGTCGTCCTTCGTCGACGCTACTCCCTTGCGGGTCGCCTCCATCGATTCGCCGATGGCCTTGCGCTGGTCCGAGAGCGATTTGGCCGCCTTGTCCGAGGACTCCGCGACCGCCTGCATACCCTTGGCGCCCTCCTCGCCGGCCGCCTTCAGTTCCTTGATCTTGGCGGACAGCTTGGTCTGTTCCTGGTTGAACTCCCGCGCGCTGATCGTGCCGTCGTTGTACAGCCGGCCCAGCGCCGTCCGGATGTTCTGGATATCGACCGTGGTCTTCGCGCTGCTGATCGCGTCCTGGACCTGTTTCAAGTTCTCCAGGCCGGTACTGAGGTCAGACACCCCCAGGGCGGCGCCGCTGGCGGTCGACTTCAGTTCGGTCAGCTTCGCGTTGAGGACACCGGCGCCGTTCGCATACTCCTGCTGGCTCAGCGTGCCGGCCTGGTAGGCCTTGAGCATTTCCCCCTGCAGGGCGGTCAGTTGCTCGGTGGTCTTGGCCGCGCTGATCTGGTCCAGGGCATTCTGCAGGCTGGTCACCGCCTGCACCGACTCGGCGGCCGCGCTCTTCGCACCGGCCCTCAGGTCGGTGAAGGTGTCGGTGATCGCCTGGCTCTGCTGCTGTGCGGCGGAGGCGGTGGCCGTGGTGCTGGTGTCCCAGGCATCCGCGATATCCTGCGCGTCCTGCTGGATCTGCTGGCGAAAACCCTCGCTCATGCTGCTGAGCAGGTCGTGGACGCCGGCGACGGAGCTGCGGATGCGCTCCCCACCCAGCGCCGCCGGGATCTTCTCCGCCACCTTCTCGATGCCGGCGACCATCAGCGACAGGGTGCCGGTCCAGGCCAGGGCGATAGCGCTGATGCCCGAGGTGACGCCGTTGAACAACGTCCGGAACGGCGCGATGAACAGTTGCACCCGCGAGGCCATGTCGTCCAGCTGGGTGCTGAAGCTGCTAAGCCAGGCCGAGGTCTTGTCAATCAGGGTGCCGAAATCGACGTCGGCCAGGCGCTTGATGAAGCGCTCGACCCATTCCGAGCCCTGGACGAAGGCATCCGACAACCCCTTGGCCAGCGTGTCGAGGCGCCCGTCCTGGTCCATCTGCGCGATGGTGTCACCCAGTTCCTTCAGCTTGTTCTTGACGTGGTCCAGCGCGCCGGCGTTGGCAATGCGGTTGAGAAAGTCGGCCGCAGTGTCGCCGAGGTTGCTGACCAGACCGGTCAGGGTGCTCATGGCCTTCGCAGCGGCCCCTTCGGAGCTGCGCCCCATTTCGTCGACCAGCGCCTTGATGACGTCCCGGCCAAGCTTGCCCTTGCTCGCCAGATCCTGCAGTTGCGCGGCATTCTTGCCGGTGACCTTGGCCAGCATGTCCCACACCGGCACGCCACGCTCGACCAGTTGCAGGATCTCCTCGGTCTGCAGCTTCTGCTTCGCCCAGGCCTGGCCGACTGCCGTCGTGATGCCCTCCAGGCGCTCCATGCCGCCGCCCAGCTTCTCCGACTGGTCCTCGATCGCTTTCAGCGACCCGTCCATCGGGTCCAGGCCGTAGGCCTTCAGCAGCGCGAAGGCGTCGGTGACGTCGCCCAACTGAAGCGGCGTGTCCTTGGCAAAGGTCTTGATCCAGGCGGTTGCCCGCTCCCCCCCGGCAACCGAGCCCATCAGCGACGTAAGCCGGTTCTGCAGGTTCTCGAACTGGTCGCCGGTGGTCAGCATCGAGACGATGCCATCACGCACCAGGCCGATTCCTCTGCGCACCAGGTTCAGCGCCGCCTGGATGCCGACGAAGGCTGCGGCGTAAGCTGCTGCCTGGCGAACGCCGGACGACATGGCCTCGCGCAGCGCCGTCACGCGCGAGGTGTGGCCAGCAGCCTCCCGCGCCGCTCGCATCTGCGCGCGTTCCAACTCGCGGATCTCACGGCTGTTCTGCGCGATGCTCTCGCGGGTGTTGTCGACCACCGACGCCAGCCGCCGCTCCTCGTTGGCAAGCTGCCCGGTATCCACGCCCGCCGCCCGCGCCGCACGTTGCTGCTCAGCGTGCCGAGCGGTCAGTTGGTCAAGGGTCCGACGCAGACCCGCTGCGTCCCGTTCCGCGATCTGCAGGGACACGGCCAGGCCCCGACTCCCGGGGTTGCGGTCCAACGCCTCGCGCAGGTCCGCAATGGTACGGTCCACCCGCTGCACTGACGTCTGCGTCTGCGCAATGGCGCGCTCGGTAGTTCCGAGCGCGGTCACCAGGCCGCGGGCCCCCTTCGCATCGTCCAACTGCCGGTTCAGGTTCGCCGCTGTGGTGCGCAGCCCTTCCAGCGCCTCGGTCGACTGCTGGGCGGCGGGCGAGAGTTCGTCCCGGCCGCGAAGAACGAACTGGATCAGGCGCTGCATTGGGCTCGCCATAAGAATCTCCGGACAATAAAAAACCCGCCATATGGCGGGTTAAGATCAGAACTGGCTATTACTAGCTAACTCTCTTGAGCCACAAAAAATTACGCCCCACTAAAAGTCTCTGAATGACACAACTTCGTCCCAACAGAGAAACCAAGAACTTACTTACAAACCATTTAAAAGAGCCTCCAGCTTGGAAATACTGGAGGCTCTATAAAGGCTAATTTTTTAGAAGTCAGCCTTCGCGAACGAGAGTCGCTGCGGGATCCATTGCTGAGCCTGCGAACCGTTGAACTCGTAGAGCCAGATCGGGTTGCCGTCTTTAGTTACACGATTCTGGTTGTCGATACAGAGCCCCGGTTCGGGGACGCTCAAGATGTAGAGCGGTTTCGTCACCATATCGAAGCGTTGGCTCTTCGAACTCGAATTCACGACAGCCAGCGTCAGGATATTCTGTGGCGAAACCTTCCCACCCTGCGGGTCGATCGCCAACTGGCCGCCGCTTGAGTTCAGGGTGATCACCCCTGTGTCCTGATCGACATCCCAAAGGATGAAGCGATATGGCGTGCCTTGCGCTTTCCGCAGTACGACTTTGGCGCCGGACTGCTCATCGGAAACACCCAGCACATAATCCTTATCTTGTGCATATTGGAACAGATAAGTACCCATTTGCGATGCTCCTTGCATAGCGAATAGTTATTAGCCCTACACTCGACAGGCAGGACCACCGAGCCGTTTCCAGGCTCGCAGAACTAAACCTAGCCAAATATAAATAAGACACCCCTACCAAAAATATGGGGATTAACACCAAATAACAGCAACACTTGGCCGACCTATTTATATTCGCAATATTGGAGAGGTTTTATATTACCTCTCCAAAAGTAACTTTTTATTTCCATTCTTATCCTGCCAGATCCATCTGGCAGAACTTGGAAATGTCGGTCGCGGTCACGCGCGAATCTGCGAGCAGTTCCGCCGGGCCGGTGAGTTTGGCGTACTCCTGGCCCAGCACCGCCAGTTCCTGCAGGAGGCCGAACTTGACGCGGCGAGGACGCAGCGCGAACGGCTCGCCCGACTGCGCGTCGTTCAGGCCAGCGATGTACAGCTCCAGCTCCTTCTGCGAGCCGTTGAGCATATGCACCGCCCGGCTCGGGCGCGGCGTATAGCTGACCTTGATGCCGGTTGCATCGATCTTGCCGCCACTCAGCACCTGGATGCCGTGGGGTACCAGCAGGTAGTCGGTGCCTGGGGCTACCTCGACGTCCCCCGCGGTCTTCACCGTCACGGGCTTGGTCAGGTCCGGCAGGTACTTGAACGGGATCAACTCCAGCGCAACCCCCTGAGAGGTATGCGCCTCGTCGGTGATCGCGGCGGTGGGCGCCACCTGGATGGTGGAGCGCGTCACCAGGGCGACATTCTCAGCGGTCAGGTCGAACATTCCGATGGAGGACGTCACGTCGGTGACGCGCTCGCGGACGTTGCTGTTGCCGCCGCCTCCCATGTAGTTGGGCAGCGTCTTGCGGTCGGTGGCGAAGCTGATGTTGAAGGTGTCGCAGTTGCCGAGCGGCAGGAACGGTTCCTGCGACCCGTACAGCCGCGCATGGATGATGCCCTCGCCGATGAACGAGCGGTCGATGGTCTGGAGCATGGGGCTCTCCTGATGGGTTCGGGTGGGTTACTTCTGGTCGCGGCCGGCCGGTTCGGCGGAGGCTGCCGGAATCGGCGCCTTGGCCTCGGTGGCGTAGCCCTTGCCCAGGGCATGGGCAGCTACGGCGGCCGTAACGGTGATGGCGCCCTTCGACGCCGGGTAGTGGATCGCGTCGAGCCCCTCGCGGTAGTTGAACGGCCTGGTAACGATGATCTCGGGCATGGAGCCCTCCGGAAATGAAGAGGCCGCCCGGAGGCGGCCTGGTGGATGGGTTACAACTGCTGCGAGTAGCTGACCTGCAGAGGGATGGCTCGATAGGCCCAGCGCCGGCCGGGCTCGGGCAGGCGCACAGCGGATGCCGGAAAATCAACACGCACCAGGCCGGGCACTGTCAGCCCGGCCTTGTGGCCCTTGAGCACCCGCTTGATCGCCAGGCGCGCCTCGCGCAACGCCTGGGCGGCGTCCCTACCGCGCGCCATCGGGACGATGTTCACGGTCCACTCCTCCACGACACTGCCCGGCGACCGGTCTCGTTCCACGGTGTCCCCTTCCTGCAGGATGATCAGCCGTTCGGGCTCGTCGCTGTCCTCGGCGTCGAGCACCCCGGCCACCCAGTCCTCACGGACGGCGTCGCCGAACGCCGGTACCGCGGCCAGCAGGTCCAGCAGTTGGCCGATGACCGCGGTCTGTACATCGATCACGTCGCTCATTCGGGCACCACGTAGAAAGTGATCCAGTCGCCGTCGTCGGCATGGATGCCGTCGATGCGCCAGACCTGGCCATCGGAATCGAGGAACGCCCCCTTTCGATCAAGGGGCTGCAACACGGCCTTGCGGCACGCAATGGTCCGGTACCGATCCAGGGCGCCGGCCTCCATGCGCTCAACACCTTCCTCGACGATCACCGCAGCATTGCCGACCTGCCGGCCAGAGCGGTCCAGGTAGCCAAACTCACCATCGCCGAGGACGTCGGCGATGATCTCGTCCATGTCGGCGACCAGTTCAGAGAAACCCGCCACGGTCAGAGGGTCAGTTCGCGCACCGCCAACGGGCGGGTGCACAGGTGCAGCGGGTTCGATTGCGCTTCCCCAGCCACGCCTTTGTCGAAGGGCAGACGCTCAAGCTTGGCGTAGTACGGCAGGCCTTCGGTGTTGACGACCTCCATGTAGTCCGCCGGCGCAAAGGCGCTGATGAACAGGTCCGGAACCCCCTCCGGGACCAGTTGGGCACTGCCATCGTCCACGAACGGCTCCCCGTCATGCTTGCCGCGATAGCGCTCCCAGACCACGCCGCCGAACTCGAACGACTGGCGACGGTCACCCCGCAGTTGCGCCGCCTGCAGGGTGTTCAGGTAAGTGCCGCGCACTTTGGGGTGATCGATGAGCTTGGCCCAGAAGTTCTTGCCACAGAACGCTCGCGATCCGGTGCTGGTGACGTTGCCCAGCGCGTCGTCCTGCTCGTCGAGCAGGTCGGCCAGAATGCCGCTCAGGTCACCCTCGGGGTTACCCAGTTCGAGCGATCGCGGCTTGGGCTTCCTCAGTCCGAAGGCCTGGTAGATATCCAGCAGCACCGTCGAACCGTCGGCATCGAGAATCTTGCCCTTGATGGCGCCGATGCGCTGATACTCGTGGGTCAGGTCCAACTGGCGGCGCGCTTTTTCCAGGCGTTTGGCCACGACCGCCTCGGCGGACTGCAGCTCGGTCCGGCTACCCACCGCACGGATGCCCTGGATTTCATCGGCGAGGATCTGGAACGTCTGCGGCAGGTGAACGGTGTTGAAGGGGACCAGTTGACGCTTGTCACCGGTCACGACCTGGCCTACGCCGCCGCGGGCTTTCGCCTCCACCAGTTGCAGCGTGGTGCCGTCCTTTTCGATCTGCACCACCAGCGAGGACACGCCCTGTTCCTCGAACAGGCCCAGCGCGGCGAGTTGCCCCGGCACCGGGTGATCGGAGTTGATCACCGCCAGCAGCGCCTCCACCGAGAACGCCTCATCTTCGAAAATGCTGATTTCAGCCATGTGAATACTCCAGAAATGAAAAACCCCGCGCAGGCGGGGCTTGAGGTGGTTGAGGGACGGAGGAGGATCAGGTGCGAAGGATGAGGCCCAGCGCCTTGAGGTCGGCCTCACCGGCGGCATCCAGGCCGGTCAGCAGGCTGGCGATCACTTCGGCATCACGGACCACGGCCACCGCCTTGACGTCGGCATCCGTGGCATCCACTGGACCGAACAGAATGCCGCCAGCCGCGCGACGGCCGTCATCGGCACCGTCGTCGTCGTAGGGCGTCCACTCGCCGAGCCCTGCCAGCACCTGCAGGTTGAAGCGATCACCCACCACGAAGTCGGTGGCCCCGTCGGAAAGGGTGAAGCCAATTCCGCCGCCGGTGAACGCCTGGCCAACTTGACCAGTTCCCACCTGGCGTCCCTGCGGGTCGACCACCTCGAACTTGCCGCCATTGGCTCCGGCCTCGGTGATTTCCAGCACGTAGGTTCCGCTGATGGCGGCGCTGGTCACCACGGAGGCACCGACAGTGCCGTCGCCGGTGTTCCCTGCCGCCGCGGTCGCGGTCAGCGCATTGGCGGCGGTGATGGGGGCGATCAAGGTACCCGCCACCAGCCGGCCGGAGCCGGCGGTGATGACGATGTTTTCGCGGCTGCGCGAGCCGTTGGCCTCCGACAGGAGGAACTCTCCGGCGTGAACGCCTTCGGTCTTGATGGTCATGCTTGCTTTCCTCCTTTCGAGGCATTGAGCCGGCGCTTCGCGTACACGTCGCTCGGCGCCGGGGGTTGGTAAGCCGTGTTCTGCTGCTGATCGTCCGTCGGTACGCGGTTGTCGATCTCCACCTGGGTGCTGCGCGCTACGATCTTGTCGTACAGCCGCAGGCGGGCGCCGTCGGCATCCAGGCCCTCCTCGATGAGCGCCTTGGCCTCATCGGGCATTTTCGCGACGAGGCACACCGACCGGACGGCCTTCGCCCGGTCCACGGCCGCGCGCACCGTCTCGCGATCTTTCAGGCCCGAGGCCTTGATCAGGTAGGCCGCGCAGTCGGCCAGACCGGCCTGGGCGCAGTCCGCCGTCAGCTCCGCAGCCAGTTCGGCCGACGTCAGTGCGGGGTCGCCCACCGGCTCCCGACTGGCCAGCAGCCGGCGCGCCGCGTCGGGCGTGTTGCGATAGCGATTCAGCACCTTGCCCAGGCGTGCGTTCACGCCGATCGGCTCGGCCGCGCCGAGCACCTCGTCCACGAACCCCTTGTCCTTCGCCTCAGGCGCGGTGAGCCAGGTTTCGTCGTCGATCATCCGGCGCAGTTCGGCGTCGTCGACATTCAGCGGCCGATGCTGGTAGCTCGCCACGATGCCCTCGAACGCCTGGTCCATCATGTCGGCGACCTTGCGCAGGTCTTCGCTGTCGCCTGCCGCGAAGGTCCAGGGGTTGTGGATCATGAACAGCGCGTTGTCGGCCATTTCGACCCGGTGTGCACCGCAGGCCGCAACACTGCCCGCGCTGAAGCAGGCCCCGTCAATCCGGGCGGTGCAGCGCTCGCCCAGGGCCCGGAGCGCGTTGTGGATGGCGATGCCGTCGAAGAGGTCACCGCCGATGGTGTCGAAGTGGACCAGTACCGGAGAGGTGCCGTCGTCGACTGCTTTCAGGTCGCGGATGAAATCCGCGGAGGTGATGCCCCAAAAGCCGATTTCGCCGTAGATGTAGACCTCGATGGAGGCGGCCGAGCCGGTACCCTCAGCGCTCAGCGCCTTGACGCTGTACCAATGCTCGGCCTGCAGATCCGGCGCGCCCTGCGCCTTGTTCTGGATGCGCGGATCGGCGAGCGTGCCAACGCCCAGCAGCGCCCACAGGGCGGCCAGCGCCAGGGGCTGTTCATTGCGTTTCTTCATGGGTGTCCCCTTGGTCTCTCACCGGTTGCCCGGTGTCGGTGGTGTAGTGCAGGTTCAGGCTTTCAGCCCGGGCGTTGTCCTGAGCGTTCTCCCGGTCGATCACCTCGGCGTCGTATCCGGTGCGTAGCGCATGCTCGCTCCGGCTGGCGAGGCCTCCGCCGATCTCCAGCAGCTTGCCCTGGACGTCCTGCACCGGATGGATGTAGGCCCAGCCCTGCGGGATCCAACGCGTGCGCAGGAACTCACGTCGCCGCGCCGGATAGTCCGGCAGGTCGACTGCTCCGCTGAGGTACGCGGTATCCAGCCACCACGCGCGCACCGGGCGGCAGAGCTGGTAGACGTACACGCTGAATTGAACCTGTTCGATCCGGCGCCGAAACTCGTTGAGCAGCACCCGCAAGGTGCGGTCGCTGATATCGCCCATGTCGCCGGTGAGCAGCTCATACGGCAGGTCGACACCGACCGCCGCTGCCATCAGTTGCTGTCGCATGAAGTCGACGTAGGTGTTACCGGCGTCCGGCGGGTCGGAGAAAACCACCTCCTCCCCTTCCAGCAGTTCCTGCATGGTCCCCGGCTCCAGGCCGACCATCGGTGTCCCGTCGCGATCCTGCGCAGGTGCCAGCCCGGTCGACGGATCGAAGATCGGCGCCCCGTCCTGTCGAGGCCTGGTGATGAACCCGGCGAACAGGTTGGAAACTTCCTGCCTGAACAGCACCGCGTCGTCGTAGTTGTCCAGCGACTTCAGCCGCAGGAGAACCGGCGACAAGCGCGGCACGCCGCGCAGCTGGCCACCCTCCAGCGGTTCGAAGATATGCAGCACCTGGTCCGCCGGGATGCGGTTGAGCTGGTTGTAGCCGCGCCGGGGCGCCGCCGGATCGCCGGGATGGCTCTGCCACATCCAGTAGGCAACCCGGCGGCCGATGGCGTCGAACTCGATTCCCGCGCGCACCACGTTGCCACTGCGGGTCTTGAAATTGCGATCCACCGGGACGAAGTCAGGCGGGAGCACCTGCAGTTGCAGAGGTACCGCCAGGCCGTCCTCCGGCCGTCGGTTGCGGCGCCTCACGAAGCACTCGCCCGCTTCCTCGACCATCCGCGCGATGATCATCTGCAGGCCGTAGAAATCGGTACGGTCATCCGCGTCCGACTCGTCTACCCAGTCCTCCCACAGCAGGTTCAACGCCTCGCGCAACCCCGCGTCGTCCAGGCGTGCGCGCGGCGTAATGCCGGTGCCAATCAAGTTGCTGACGCGCTTGCTGATCGCGCTCGCGGCGTAGGGGTCATTCCTCACCGCCGCTCGCGAGCGCTTGCGCAGGGTCGGCAATGCCGGAATGGCTACCGCATTCAGCGCCGCCTCGGGCGCGTCCCAGCCTGCGGCGCGGCGTCCGGTGCCAGCGCCCTCGTAGCTGTTGCGAATGCGCTTCGACGTGATTCGGTATCGGGTAGCCATCAGATCCCCTTGCCTCCGCTGTAGAGGCGAACCTGGCGCGGCCGTCGGTTGTTCGTAGCCGCCTCCAGGGCTGCGGCTTCGGCGTACTGCTGCTCCAGAACGCGCAGACTCGCCAGTTGCGCGCGGTCGACCTGGCGGTCTCCCTTGCGCACCGACTGCCCTTTTTTCAGGATGTCCTGAATCGCCACCCGGACCTCGTCCAGGCGCTGCTGCGCTGTGCTCATGCTGACCTCGTCTATCGGCGGCTCAGATACCCGCTGCGCGAGGTACGCCGGCCAGTTGGTTGGGATGGTGGGTTCGCGCTCCGCGTGAGAGGTGCCGGCCGCACTGGGGCGCTTGGCGCCTCGTTCTGCGGCTCATGCTCGTCCGCCTCGTCGGCTGCGCTGGGCACCGTGGCGACTGGGTCGGCGAACAGGCTGCCCTGACCTACCGCTGCGCGCAGGCTGCTCCACTGCGGAGCGTGATAGCGATGCAGGCCGAGGAAGTGGGCCGCGGCCAGGTTGTACACGATGAGGTCGAGGGCCTCGTTTCGCTCCGACTTGGCCTTGACCCAGTCGGTGCGCTTGAACCCCTTCACGTAGCGGACCACCTTGCGCTCGGCCACGCACTGGTCGAAGAAGTCAGGCGGCAGGTCTGCGGACAAGTGCAACGCCCCGGGGCCATCCTTGAGGTGGTAGCGGTTGTAGACCCAGTCCTTCGCCGTGTCGGTGCCGACCATCCATAGTTCGGCGCCACTCTTCTCGGTGTTGCCTTGCCAGGTAACGTCGACCTTGGACGGCCGCTGGGCCAGCACAGGGCGGCCGCGCTTGCTCGCCCCCTTCACCGCCAGCACGTTTCGCCAACGGCGCAGACGGGTGAACTGGTAGACCTCATGGGTATGGTGTCCACCCGAGTCGATGCAGACCGCGCAGATGGCCAGGTCCACACCGCTGACGTGCCGATATCGAGCCTTCAGGCGCTCGTCGAGCAGCGCCCAGGTACGCTCGTCGGTCGGGTCGCCGGGGATCACCTGGAAATCGACCGTCCAGCGCTCCAGGCCCTCGCCCCAGCCCATCACCAGCATTTCCAAGCGGTTGTGCTGGGTATCGACCGCCGCGGTCAGCAGCAGCGCTCCGGCGGGTACCAGACCCAGCCGATGCCCCTCGGCCTCAGCTCGCTTGCGCAGCTCGTCCGCCTTGGTCATTTCCTCGGCGCTGTCCCACAGCCGGGCCAAGCGGGTGTTGTAGAACACCTGCATGGACCCGGGATCGCCCTTCTCCTGTAGACGCTTGGCCTCGTCGTACTCCTTCGCCAGGTCCGTCCAGGTCAACCAGCCGGGAGGCGCATACAGCGCGCTCAGGGTGAAACTGACGGTCTCGCCGTCACCGACGGCATGGGCTCGCCACTCGCCAGCGGACAGCATGGCCGCCTTGTGGTGCTCCTCGATCAGGGCGCCGCACTCCTCGTTGCAGCACATGTACTGCACAAGGCGGTACTCGGGGTCGTACTTCAGGCCCTCCCATTCCAGCACCTGCATCGTTCCGCAATGCGGACACGGGACGTAGTAGTGCCGCTGGTCGCCCTGAGTGAAGAGGTCGGCGATCCGCGAAACGCCTTTCAGCGTGGGCGAGCTGGAGTAGTAGAACTTCGCGCGGCGGCCGAACGTCGAACCGCGCGCCTCGGCCTGCTTGACCGGGTCGCCGTCGTCGTCGACGTCCATTTCCCAGCGGTCGATTTCGTCGCCGTACACGTACCGAGCGGACAACTCGGCCAGGTTAGAGGCCGAGCCGGCTGACGCGCAGTACAGCGCGCCACCCTCGAACTCCTTGGTGTCGAGCGTGTTTCGCGAGTCGCGCGAGCGGGCCTTGGCAACGCGCGCGGTCAGCACCGGCACGGCCTTGATCGTCTTGTCGATCCGTCCTGATACCCGCTTACTCAGCTTCTCGGTGGGCAGCAGCACCAGGATGTTGGCCGGTGCCATGTGGATACAGCCGCCGATCCAGTTCAAGGCGACCTGGGTCTTCATCAGCTGCGAGGCGATCATGGTCACCACGCGCTTGGCTGGGAACAGCGGCGACAGGCAACGCATCGGCTCGCGCGCATAGGGGGTCCGGTCGGTGTGGTACTTGCCCGGCTCGGCCGCCCCCGTATCTGCCGGGATCATCTGGAACTCGTCCGCCCACTCATCGATCCATAGTTCGGGGTCAGGCTTCAGTCCTCGACGGTATGCCACCAGGTACACGGCGGCACCGTCGGCATACGGTTGTTCCATGGTTCAGTTCGGCTCCTTGCCCCCTTGTTCGATCTCGGCATCGAGCTGTAGGAGGCGGTCAGCATCTTCCAAGGCACGGCGCAGCGCCTGGGTCAGGCGGCGTTCGATCTCCCAGGGGTCGGTCAGCGTCACCAGGTCGCCGGCGATCTTCGGCGGCACGCCCATCAGCAGATCGCGCAGAGCGCGCGCAGCGGTGAAGGCGGCGGAGTCGACACGCGCGCGCTCGACCGTCTCGCCACGGCTCTTGCGGTGTTCGTCTTCTGCCAGCAGAGCCAGGGCATACTCCCGCCGCGCGCGGGCCTTCTGGTAGTCGGGCAGCGGTGCGGTCTGCCCTGGTGCCGGTAAGGCCGGGCTCGGGGCTGCACCTGCGCCTATGTGGGCGTACACGCCCTTCTCCACCCGCTCCTGCCGATGCCGCTCGGCCACGGCAGCCTTGCTCGGGTCTGCGCTGGCGGCCAGCAGTTCGTCGCTCGCCTGGACGTCGACCTTTCCGTCGGCGGTGAGGACGAGACGTCCTTGCCGGACCAGCTTCGACACGTAGGCGCGCGACCAGCCTTGGCGGTCCGCGAACGCTGCCTTGGTCATGAACTCCATGTGCGGTACCTGTTAACCACGATGAACCGAGGGGTTAACCCGGTTAACCCTGTTAACTAACTTCCCGGCCCAGCCACTAGCGCGAGAACGGGGTTCGAATCACCCTTGTCCGGGGCGGCGCTTCAGGGGCCCCCGGTGCTTTTCGAGTAGCACGTCACTACCCCGCTTTTCGCGACACCCCGCCCGCGGGTGGCCATTGCCGGCTCGGGTTGAACCAACCCCGCTCCGCCCGGCCAGGCCACCCGCCAACGGTTCAGCGCAGCGCTTTCGCCAGGGCCCGCTCGATGTTCGCCTCTAAGCGCGCGTCGTCCTCGGCAACACGCCGAACGACTTCGTGAAACTGGAAGCGCACGCGGTACTGAGGCTGGCGGACGAAAGCGAGGACCATAGTCAACGTCCGTCCACGGCGCTCGGCGATGCCAATCGGCCGGCGGCCACGGCGCATCACGAAGTACGCCAGTTGGTGTCCCTTCGCCAGGGAGCGCGCCGACTGAGTGGCGTTTCCTTTGAACCCCGCTCGGTATTCCAGGGCGCCCAGGCCGGAGAGGATCTGGATCATCTGGCCGCGGCTCATGTTGCCGTACTGGTCCAGCCGGGCGCCCTCCGCTGGAACGACGAACATGCCCGCCGGCAGGATGCCTCGGGCCCGGAGGTTCCGCTCCGACGCCTTGTCCACCCTCGGCCCCCCGAAGACTTGGGGAGCCACCCAGTCCTCCGGCGCCTGCCCCTTCGAGGCATGGTCCTTTTCGTCCTTCACCCACAAGGCCGCCTCAAGGCGGCGCGAAGTGGCATGCAGGATGCGGACGGCGTTGCGGGTGAACGGTGTCGGCCGGTCGAAGACCTGGTCGATCTCCCCGACCAGCGCCTGATTCGCCTGGTTCGCCGTGTGGTTCAAGGCGTCGGCCAACACAGCAGCAGGCAAGTCGCCACCGAGCTGCTGCAAGGACCGAACGGCGTCGTCCAAGTCCCGCGCAGTGATAGCCCCTCTCACTCCGAGTCGGCCCGACGAGGCGGCACCTCAGAACCGCCCGCTTTCCGCTCAAGCCAACGCGTGTAAAAACCAGATGCCACGTCGGCGCCGAGGCACGCGACCACGCTACCGAGCGCGGCGGCAACCGGCAGCCCCGCACCGCTCGCCGTGGCGAGCAACACCGAGGCCAGGCCGAACACCACCGACGCCCCCGAGCGCAGCAGGACACGCTTCAGCAGATCGCTGACCGTCAGCCCTGCCGCCTCGGCGCGCCACAGCTCCCCGGACAGACCGGCCATCGACACCAGCACGAACAGCCAGGTCGGGATATCGCTCAGCGTCTGCTGAACGTCGTTCTCTGTCGCCATGTTCACCTCGGTCTGAGTAGGCGGCCCGTCCCTGGACCCGACGCTCCGCCAGGGAGGCCAGAGGCGCCGAAGTCGAGCCAATAAAAAACCCGGCGCGATGGCCGGGTTCCGATGATGTGGAGCGTGTGCCTCAGTGGCGCACCTCTACGAGAGTGCCTACTTTTTACCCCCAAAGTGTCATGGCAACAACCCCGTTTCATTGCCACCCTGCGAATATCCCTTGAACGCCTTGGTAATCCCTGGCGAATACTCGGTGAATATCTGCCTACGGTTATCAAGCGCCTCCGGCGCTGTCCTACTGGTCAGTAGGTGGGTCAGCAGGTGGGACAGATAACCCATTGATTTATATGGCGCTGTCCTACTGTCCCACTTGTCCTACTACTTTCTACGCATATAAGAGAAGAATAATAAGAGCGCGCGCTGCGCGCGTGCGCGCGATGCGTGCCTATGTGCGGGCGGGTGTGCGAAAGGTGGGACAGTGGGACAGCCCCAGCAGTGACGGGGCTTTGCGTTGTCCCGCCTCGAAAAACGAAGCGGGACAGAGTAGGACGGTGGGACAGCGCCCGGCCAAGTCAGGCCGCCCGCCGCAGCAGGATTTCTGCGATGGCCGCGTGGGCCAGGTCGAGCCTGCGGTAATACTGGCGTTTGCCACATCCGCATGCTGCCCATTTCATCGGGTCCGACATGTCGTAATCCGTGTAATGCAAGCGCACCACCCGCTCGATGGGCGGCGGAAGGTGCTTGTTCACGATCAGCTCAATGTCCGCCGTGCGATCCAGAGGACACCGAGCCCCCGCCGTGGAGCGAGTCAGGTTTCCCCTTGTCGCCATCAGCATAGCAATCACATTGCTCCCGCCGCTAGCGTTCCCGGCAGAGCCTACGCCATTCGGCGGGTGCAACTCGGCGGCCCAGGTCCGTAGCATCTCGTCAATTGGCTTGATCAAAATGCGGCCTCCCTCTGCGTCGGCTGTCCCTTCCACGACGGCGGCCGCTCGTAGCCCCACGGTCGCACCGGCGACTTACCGGATGCGGGTAGACGTCTGCGCCGCCAGCCCAGCCGGTGCATGATGTGGCCAACTCGCATCTGCTCCGGCTTGCCCCAGTGCCCGTAATCCAGATTGAGCGCTTCGCCCAAGATAGCCGCACTGGTCACGGTCTCGCCGACGTATCCCTCAAGCCAGCCGATCAGCTTGTGCTCCCAGGCGTCAACCGTGTAGCGCTTGTCCTGCTCCTCCTCGAACAGCGCTCGCTCCTCCCGCGAAACCCACCACGGATCGCCGGCCCGATAGCAGAACAGTGCTTCGGCCCATAGCTGGTCCCGGATCTCGCGCAACAGGTCAAGATCCACCTTCGTGCAGAGGACCGGCCAGTATCGACGGTTGCCGGTGGTGTCTTTCAGGTACTCGTCCTGGTTGGTCGTACCCACGAAAACACACTGTCGTGGCACATCGCGGGTTCTGCGGCCGTAGCTCTCGCGGAAGGTATCGACCGAGGCCGAAAAGAACTGCTTTGCCTTCGTGCTGTCGGCTTTGTTGAACGCATCCAACTCGCCCAGCTCGCTGATCCACTTGCCGCGCAACATCTGGAACGTCTCTTTGTCACCGAGCACGAACGGGGTATCCATGAACCACTCGCCGCCCAGCACCGACATGGCGGTCGACTTGCCTTCGCCCTGCAACCCTTCGAGGATCAGCACCGTATCCATCTTGCAGCCCGGGCGCATAACACGCGCAACAGCGCCGATCAGCCAGCGCTTGCCGGCCTTCATCGAGTACGGGGTCTCCTCCACGCCCAGGGCCCTGTTCAGCCAATGCTCGATCCGCGGCGTACCGTCCCACTCCAGGCCCTCAAGGTACGCCCGCACCGGGTGAAAGCTGTTCTTGCTGGCCACCACCGACACCGCTTCCAGCACCGGCGGCACCTTCGTCAGCAAACCGTACTGCTGGGCCAGCCACTCGCACGCCAGCATGTCGTCCAGATCTGTCCACTCCCCCGTACCACCACCATAGGGCGGCGTCCGCAGCTTCATGGTCTTGGCGCTGAACTCGTCGTAGCCGAGCACTCCGTGCCAGCGCTCATCGTTCTGTAGGATCAGACTGATGTTCACCATGTGCGCCGCCAGGCCGCCGCCCTTGATCCGCAGAAGGCAGTCACGCCAGCCACCCTCAGCGGGTGGCCGGACTACCGCCATGACCTGGGCGCGAACCACCTCCAGCCCCTCGGCACAGTGCAGGTCGTTGAAGTCAGTCCAGCCCTCCTCGCGCTCGCTGCCGAAGCGAGGGAGCACGAACTGGCCGCCAAGGATCGTGGCGGCGTTCTCCGCAGCCTGAGCGCCCGGATTCCAAGGCGACCCGTCCTGGCGGGTGGTCTTCCAGTCATCATCGCCGCAGAAGATCAACGGCCGAGACGGATACTCGGTCTGCATCGCCTTGCCGACCGGCAGCAGGTTGCCGGCATCGAAGGCAATAGCCACCGCACAGCCCGTCGCCATATGCAGGCTGACGCCGGTCGCGTACCCCTCGGCAATCAGCACCGGCTCGCCGGGTTCGGGGCGCGGACCGATCAGGCAGAACGCTCCTTCCTTCTGCATGCCATAGGGCCAATACGCCTTGTCCCGGCCGGTATCGGGCTGCTTCTCGGGGTAGATGATTTGCAGTCCCACCAGCCCCTTGAGGGTCCGCATGGGCACCATGAAACGCCCGCCGTAGCCGTAGCGACCGCCGATCCCGACGATCTGCTTGCGGTCGAGATACGGCGCCTTGCCTTTCTCCGATAACCGCTCCCACAGCCGCGCGGCGCCCTGGGCGGCACGCTGGGCGGCATAGGCGGCCTTCGCTGCCGCCTTGCGCTTGGCCTCTTCCTGCCGCGCGTGCATCAGCTCGCGCTCCTCGGCAGTCAGGCGAACACCCTTGAGCTTGAATTTCTCGTTGAGATCCTGCCGCCAGTTGCCGAAGCGCCCGAAATAGAGGGTCTTGCCGCTGGCAGTGGTGTATTCGTGCAGGACGTACCAGCCAGTTGCCTCCCCGTTCCGGTCGCCCTCGACCTTGCAGCGCACCAGCTTCCCGAACACCCAGCCCGGGCTCCGCTTGGTGAAGGGTTCAATTCCATGGTCTCGAAGCTGATTCAGCACTTCGCCCAAGGCTTCGTTACTCACCGGCGCCCCCTCCGCTCGTTGAAGGACTGGCATTCAATGCAGGTTTGGCACCCCGGCACAGCTTCGCGACGGCGCGGCGGGATCGGCTCGCCGCAGCACTCGCACTCATGAGCCGATTCGCCAACCGCTACCAGCGCACGGGCAGCCAGTGCCGCCTCCATGCGCTCGAGTACCAGGTCATTGGCGTGATCCGCGATATCAGCCATTGCTCACCTCCCCGCGCTCGGCGCCCTTGGTGGTCTGGTGGACGTAGCGGGCACGCTCGTAGAGGCCGACCGCCGCGCGGATGATGCTCATCGCCAGCTTTTGGGTTTCCGCCAGCTCGGCCGCGTCGATGCGGCCGTCCTCGATATGGCGCGCGATAGTGGTCGCTGCGTTGGCCGACGTGTGCAGGATCTCGCCGGCGCCGGCAATCAGGCTGGCCGGCACATCCTCGAACTGAAGCGGCGAAACGAAGAACCACAGGCTGTCGCCCAGCTCGGCATGCAGCGCGTCGAGCACGACCGCCCGCCCCTCGGCCGACACGTACCGCAGGAAGTCGAGCACGTCGTAGATGTTGAGGATGTGGCTGGTGTGGCTGGGATCGAACTTGTGGGAGGTGGTGGAGACGCTGCGGCCGGTGGAGTGCGCGAAGCCGGTAATGCCGCCGTGGCACATGCGTTGATTGCGGGCAACGAGGTTGAGCGCTTCGCCCAAGGGAAGCACCTCGCGGCCCATCCGCTCGAACTGATCGGCGAATGAAGGTCGGGACATGGCAATTATTCCTGTTTACTGCCAGTGCCACGACGCCACCAACCTTGTTAGAGTAGGCGCCGTGGTCACATTGCATGGTGGTCACAAGGCAGATGGCCGCTCTGTGGTGGAAACGCCATCTGCCACGATGGCCGGGTGATCGGTATCCCTGATCACCCGACCGTTACAGCCAGCAGCTCTGTGGTGGAGAGGCTGGCAACCCCGAGGCATCCGTGCTTCGGGTCTGGGAAGCTCGGCCGGCTGTGGTGGTACTTAGCGTGCTGCTCCAGCCGGCCTGGCTCCCCTCCCTCGGTGGTGGCGAGGGACTAAGCTGCTTTCCTAGAGTGCTTATCTGGAAATGGAAATAGGTCTGGCAGGTCCGGCCGTAATTCATGTGCAGCAACAGCACCTTTGCATGCTCGCACTACGGCAGGCACACGCTCAGCAGGCACCCCGCGCTTTTTCCATTGGGAAACAGCCATCGGGCTAAGCCCCATTGCTTGCGCGAGCGCCCGTCCACCTCCAGCAGCGCTAATCGCCTTTTCCAATGCAGATTGATCCATAAACGCACCGTTTTCTTCGCATTCGTTAATACACATTACGTTTATTTAAACGCAATGTCTACCCCTGTAAACTCTGAGTTTATGAGCACATCCGGCACCAGATTGCGCGGCCTCCTCGATGAGAGAGGAATCGCCTATAGCGAGTTCGCAGCAGCGCTAGGCGTTGAGCCCCAACACGTCAACAATTGGTTCAAGCGCGGGATTCCAAAGGCCCGCGTTTTCGCTATTGCTGACGCACTAGCCGTCAATCCTCGCTGGCTGAGCGATGGAACAGATAGCGAATCTCCATCGAATTCCCTAGCCACAGGCGGTGAAAGCTCCCTGCTCTCTCCCCTCGAGCCCTGGGATGACAGAACGCCCCTAGAACCGGACGAGGTTGAAGTGCCGCTGTACAAGGAAGTTGAGCTATCCGCCGGAGCCGGCCGAACAGCGGTGCGTGAGATTAAGGGGAGAAAGCTGCGATTCTCCTACGCTACGCTTCGAAATGCCGGAGTCTCCCCTTCGGCGGCTTTCTGCGCCACGGTCAGCGGGAACAGCATGGAGCCATTGATTATGAATGGCGCCACCATCGGAGTGGACAAGAGCGCAACCCGCATTCTGGACGGCGAAATCTACGCCCTTGAACATGACGGAATGCTACGAGTGAAATACCTATATCGCCTGCCAGCGGGCGGTATGCGCCTGCGGAGCTTCAACACAACAGAGCACCCAGACGAAGAATACTCAGCCGAGCAGATCGAGACCCAACAAATCCGAATCCTTGGTTGGGTATTTTGGTGGTCGACGCTCCGAAAAAAGAAAGGCCTTGCCTTCGACCAATAAACAAAATAAACAAAACGTATTGACCCAGCCTTAAACACTGCGTTTAATTACCTCGACTCTCCACCACAGAGACGAGGTAACACCATGCAACGTTCCGCCACGGTACACGTCCACCCGGCCTGTACCTCTTCCCCCCAGCAGATCCAACGCCTCCAGGCCGACACTGGCTGCCTTGTCGTCATCTTCAACGGCAAAGCCCAGCTCGTTGCCAGCCGTACCCCGGGCCGCCGTCATGCGGTAACCGCCACCTCCCCGTTTGGAGGTGACGCGGCATGACCTACGCACTCCGCCAACCATCCTTTGTGCGGCTCAAGGCTCAACTCAGCCTCAATGGCCGTTTCAACCACGCCCTCTACGATGCCGAAACCCGTCAGGCAGTCCACGCCACTCTTGACATTGAGCGCGGCGCTGAACAGGTCCACGTCGTCGTTCGAATGGGCTCCACGCTGAATAGCCTGGGCCTCCCGGTCGACGCCCCTTCCAACGCCAACACCGTGGCCGACTACCTCGAGTCCATCGCGAATGGCCGCTTGGACACGGCGGACGACACCCCGGCTCGCCGCCGTTTCGACCAGGCTGCGTAGGGGGCCGCGATGAAAGACTTGTCCCTGCACCAGGCCGCGCAGCGCCTCGGCCTGAGCCGTCCCGAGCTGATCAAGCGAATGAAGGCGACCGGCCTGCTCGACAGCAGCAACCTTCCAGCCGTACCAGTCCGCGACCGCCTCTACCTGCGCGCAAAGGAAACGTCCTGGCACCACCCCGAACTCGGCATGCAGTACAGCCACTCGACGAAAGTGCGCCCGGCCGGAGTGGCATGGCTGGCCGACAAGCTCGGCATCCCCCGAGTCTGCCCGCCGGCGGTCCCGGACCGCCGCGAGGTTGGCTGACGAGCCCCGGCCCCGCGAATACGCCCGCCAGATCGTCGCCCTTCGAACCAAAGAGGAACGCAGGGCGGCCCTGGAGCGGGTGCCGGAACACCTACGGGAACTTGTACGAACCCACGTAGAGATCGCCTGGAACCATCCCAAAGGAGGCAAGGCATGAACCAATCAACTATCACCGACACCCAGGCAACGCGGCTGGCAGCAATGGTGCTTAAGCTGGCAACAACCGCCCGGACGTCGGACCGGCCCAGCGATATTGAAGCCGCAGATCATCAGGCACGCGGCGCAACACTATTCGCGATGACGGCCGGAATCATCGACAGCGACGCATACCTTGCACTCTGCAATCTCTCGACGGATGCGCGCTATCAGCGATCCACCGAACTCATCTTCGACCAGCCGCTGTACACCGGCGCGGCCCGCGCCAGGGCTCGCCACTCCGCTGCTCTACGGGCTGCCGCATGAGCACTCCTCACGACAACCAGCCCGAGCTTCGCCTCACTCCGGCCCCGCGCCCAGAGACAGTGGAACTCCTCTACCGCACCTTCGGCGACGTACTGATTCCGCTGGAGCAACTGCGCACCAGGTACTTCAGGAACCTCAACGAAGACAGCTTCAGCCTGGCCATCAAGGCCAAGCGGATAGCCCTCCCGCTGACCACCCTGGACCCCAGCCGCAAAGCGCCTTTGTTCGTTGACGTGCGCCACCTTGCGGCCCTGATCGACTCCCGAGCTTGGCAGGCCGACGAGGCATATGCCCGACCCGGCAGTAACGAGTAACCACACCGGCCGCCACCACCGGCCATCCACCACCAATGGAGAAAGCCACCATGCATATCCAACACATCATTCTCGCGGCCACCACGCTTGCCGCGCTGCTGATCCTGATCGCCACCGCATACCTTGCTGGCCGCAAAGACCGGAAGAATTCGCAACAGCAGGCGGTCGAAGAGGCGCTTTACCTCTGCCGCGCCTCGCACAGCCAGAAACTAACGGCGCTGCATGCCGACTTGATCAAGCTGCGCACCAATGCCCAGCGCCTGCAACAGGTCATCGATGAGCAGCAGGAAGAGATCAGCGACCAGAAGGAGCTTCGTCAAAACATCGAAGCCGAGGCCACCGAGAAACTAGCGGATTGGCAGCAGCGCCACGAAGAGCAACAAGCGGAACTGAAGCGCCTGGAGACGGAGCTGGAGAGGTGCATCACGACCAATCATCGGCAGGCTGAGACCGCAAAGCTCCTCCGCGAGCAGAACTTGGCCGCCGAAGAACTGGACGCCATCCGCACCGCCAGTCGCCTCCTCAGCGGCCACTCTCGACAGTTCCAAAAGACCGGCACCACCAAGCGCAACGCAGACGCCGAAGCCCAACAGCAGCTCGCCGCGATCCTCCAGCGGCTCGCCATCACGAATTTGGCCAGCCAGAGCGCAGACGCCGAAGCGCAGGAGGCCGCATGAACTACTCCAGCCTCTCCACCTACGACCTGCTGAAGCACCGCAGCCACCACGTCGACAGCCTGACCCGCCTGCGCCGCGCCCAGCCACAGTGGGACGAGGACGATGCTCGACGCGGGGAAATCACGATGGCCGATATCAGCGACCAGATCCACGAGATCGATGACCACCTTCGTCCGAGCGGCTGGGAGTCAGTCGACCTCGACTACTCCGGCGACACCGCACCGATGTGCATGTGAGGCAGCGCGATGACTACTATCCCGGCTAGCCGCGTAGCGGCACAAGACCAGGGCGCCGCCCTGGCACACGCCACCCGCAGCACCCAAGCCCCGGCCGCGCAAAAGCGCGGCGGCGGCCTGGCACGTCGCATCCAACTGATCGCCATCGCCCAAGGCCGCCAACCGATGCCCGAGGGTGGCGCTATAGAAAGCCACTGCTGCGCAGCAGCAGGCATATTCCAACTCAACCTTCAGCACACGCCGAAGGCACGCATACCCCACGAAAGGCTGCGCCGGGGCGCGAAGCACATAGCCACGCTTCGCTTAATGACTCGCTCGCCCGCGCAGCTTGTCGAGGGGGGAAAGCGCCCACCGAAGCCCACCGATAACGCACTGATCCGCACGCTGTGCGCGCAGATCCGCGAGCAGAACCAAGAGATTGCCGCGCTGCGCATCGCGAACACCGACCTCCTCCAGCGCATAGAGTTCTTTGAAGGAAGAGTCAATGACTAATTCACTTCTTACTGCATCAATCTCTACCAATTTCCATAAGTTTCATAGATACGTCGCGAATGGCTTGGCTATCATGGGTCAGTGCAGCCTTACAGGCCAAAGTGTCACAATCTTTTGCTTTGGCAATCAGAGTAGCCATCAGCACAGCACGCTCCATTGCTCCTCTCAATATCATAAACAGTTGAACCATCTCTGGGTCCGGAAAATCAGCGGGATTGATACCGCGCAATGCGAGAAGGCGTTCTTCAGCAGAAGCAAGAGTTGTCGTTTGCTCCAGCCTTGCTTCATCGGTGGAGAAACTTTGAGCGAGGGCGCTACTGACCGCAGCACACTGGGTCGAAACCTCCAATACGTATGCAGTAATAACTTGTTTTTTCTTCTCTTTTTCGGAATCTTGATCACGACTCTGTCTAATCGAAACAAATATTGCAGCTACAATAGCCCCCACAGAGCCTATCGCCTGTACCCAAGCGGCCATTCCTTCTCTAATACCAGTAGCAGTAATTACAACCTGCAAACCCCAGCCGAGCGCAGCCAGCGAAAGAAACCCCCATACCACCCAAATGCTGGCCAACTTCATGTTTTCCGGCATTTTAAAACTCCGCATCATCAATGCCCTTTTGCTATCACTCGCGCCGAGAGGATGCCAGCGATACGTCCCACATGCAAAGGGAGGCGCTATGAATGAGTTGGCTCTTTTCGCAGGCGCTGGTGGAGGCATACTTGGAGGCCACCTGCTCGGCTGGCGAACCATCTGCGCAGTTGAACGCGATGCCTACGCAGCACAGGTTCTGGCGCAACGACAAACCGATGGAGCACTCCCGCCTTTCCCAATTTGGTCTGACGTATGCAGCTTTGACGGACGACCGTGGCGAGGACTTGTTGATGTGGTATCAGGAGGATTTCCTTGCCAAGACATTTCCGCAGCTGGACCTGGAGTGGGAATCGAAGGACCACGCTCACGCCTCTGGAAACAGATGGCTCGAATCATCAGTGAGGTACGACCTTCTTTCATCGAGTTGGAAAACTCACCACTGCTTATTCATCGAGGACTTGCCGTGGTCCTCGGTGATCTTGCCGAGATGGGGTATGACGCGCAGTGGATACGTCTATCGGCATCCGAACTCGGAGCGCCACATGAACGCGATCGCGTCTGGCTGGTTGGGCGAAACATTTCCAACCCCTACAGCGGCAATGAGCAAAGGCTCATCGAACAAAGCACTTACCCGGGTCGATGGTCGGTCCCGGCTGCGAAACCGCCTCGATTATTGGGTGGAGCGCGATGGCAAGAATGGCCGCCTGAACCCGGAATTCGTCGAGTGGATAATGGGCTGGCCCATCGGGTGGACCGCCTTAAAGCCCTTGGCAACGGGCAGGTACCACGAGTGGCGGCGGCAGCATTCGCCCTCCTCGCTGAAATTGGATGAGGTCGCTTGATGAATACCCTGTTCCTTCTCATGGCCCAGTACAACGGCCTCGCCATCATCCCGCTGAATAGAGTATGCGCCGACTACTTCAGTCACCTGACTGTCGAGCAGTTCCAGCGGAAGGTCCTGGCCGGACAGATCCAGATCCCTATCACACGGATCGAGTCCAGCCAGAAGGCTGCCAGAGGCATTCACTTGGCGGACCTGGCGGCGTATCTGGACAAACAGCGCGAGGTCGCCCTGAAAGACCATGAACGGCTAAACCGAGCCCGACCGGCGGCCTGA